CTGGTAAAGTGAAGCCAGGATCAAAAGCTGCCAAACGTAGAAAATCATTCTGCGCAAGATCACTAGGACAAATGAAAAAATTCCCTAAAGCAGCTAAAGATCCAAACTCTAGACTACGTCAGGCAAGAAGGAGATGGAAATGTTAAAAAAGAAAAAAATAAAAGGCGTTATTAAAGGTTTAAAAAAAGCCTCTAAGCTGCATGCTAAACAAGCTAAAACTTTAAAGGGAGTTATCGGTGCAAAGAAGAAGAGATCCTAAAGTAGGCACAGGTAAAAAACCTAAAGGTTCAGGAAGGAGATTGTACACAGATGAAAATCCAAGGGATACGGTATCAATTAAATTTGCTACGCCGACGGATGCTCGCAAAACCGTGGCGAAGGTTAAAAAAGTTAATAAGCCGTTTGCTAGAAAAATACAAATCCTCACAGTAGGAGAGCAAAGAGCTAAGGTTATGGGAAAGTCACAAGTGGCTTCCATATTTAAGAAAGGGAAAGATGCAATTAGAAAACGTAATAAATCGTCTACTTAGACACTTAAATAGACGTATTGAAGAGTTGTCGATCGCCGTAACGTCCGGGGGTATTGACAGCATGACAAAATATAACTATATAATAGGACAAATAACAGCCCTAGAGGCAACTAAACAGGAACTCTCT